ACTAAGCGGAACACGCCGCCTTTGATAGAAATGCTCTTGCCGCCCCCACCAAGACCACCAGCTAATGCGCGGGCGGTATCAGAGAGTTCGTTGTTGCGTGCGAAGGCAGGAACTTGCGCTGGATTGAATTCAATAAGGTTGCTCATATGTTTCTCACTTAGATGGTTTAGTAACGCGAATTTCAAAATCCGAAAAGGTACTCAGTCCGGGCGGTATCTTCGTTGGATTTTCTTCAAGGTAACGTGCCATGTTTGATTGCGAAATACGCCGCTCAAACAGATCAGCTACATCATTCTCAACAACAAACGTGTTGAAGGAATCCCAATCTTCTGTGCCGTAGCGGGTCTTGTGCAACATACTGACAGTACCGAAGGCGGTGTTGACAGACTTGACGCCTAGCGCTTTCATCTGGTCTTTCATTGCAAACTTAATTTCGTTTTGTTGCGCCTTAAGTACTTCTACTTTCGTGTCGTACTCTTTGGTCAACTCATCGATAGTCAGCTTGATCTTGCGGTAAACCCTTGCAAGTTTATCCATTGGAATTAGATCATTAGACATCTGCTTCTCCTTTTATTTTTGTCTACAGTTAGACATTCTACACAGCTATTTTTACTTTGCAACCCCCTTTCAAAAATAAATTTATTGTTTAATTTCCGTTTCAAACAACTGCGTTATTAAGGTGCTATCGTAAACTTTACCTTCCAACGCCTTGAACATCTTCTTCTCAATCGGGCTTCCTTGTATGTGAATGACGGTCACTTTGTCAGAGTTCTGCCCCTTACGATCAGCGCGCGCGATGCACTGCACGTACTGTTCAACAGACATTAACGGGCCGTAGAACACGACTGTATCGGCAGCGGTAAGCGTGATGCCGTGCGCTGATGCTTGTGGCTGCATAACTAATACACGCGGGTCTTTGTCGTTCTGAAAACGCCTAATAGTGTCAGCACGTTTAGACGGCGGTATGTCACCGTGAATGCACTCAGCAGCTACACCGCGCTTAGTTAAGTGGTTGAAGATACTATCGATGGTGCTACGAAACAGTGCAAAGACAATAACTTTGCGTGATGTTTCTTCCAGTATTTCTTCTAGGACTGCCAAGCGTGGCGCTGAATCGAACTCGATAACTTCACGCGTATCTGTGTATGCTGCGCCGCATGATATTTGTAACAATTTAGATACGCCTGCTGCGGCATTCACCGCCGTGATAGTTTCGCCAGCCGTCTGTACCAGCATACGTTCTTTCAACAGGTTGTAGTACTTGGCCTGCTGTGGTGTAAGCGGCACTTCGCGTGTGACTGTAACTACTGGCGGCAAGTCAAGACACTCGGCCTTAGTAAACCTGATCGCTGGCTGTAGCGCAGCATGAACGGCATCCGCTGCACCGACCTTAGCTATCCACTTAAACTGCGTGAGCTTCTGCATAACCTTGTCACGCCAGCCTGTGTAGAACTTCGGTACACCTTCAGGGTTAACTAAGCGTGCCAGACCGTACGCATCAACAGGCGACTGCGATGCAGGCGTACCTGTCATCATCCACAGGTGTGTGTTGGGTTTGAGTATGGACTTCAGTGCTTTCCAACGGCGGGTAGTGACCGTCTTGTATGCGTTCGCTTCGTCAACAATAACAAGATCAAAGCGCCCATCATTTATAACTTCGTCAGCAATAAGATTTAAACCATCGTAGTTAGCAATGACGAACTCGTAGTCCTGCTGCACCATCTCAATTCTGCGACTAGCCTGCGAGTGGTGCGCGATGATGGCCGACCTATGGATAATGCTGCTGTTCAAGTCGTTCATCCACGCTGACTGCATGATGGACAATGGGCACAGTATTAAACACCTACGCACTTCACCACGCTGCATAAGGTAGTCGGCTGCCCATAGTGCAGAGAGCGTCTTACCCGTACCCGGTTCACTAAACACAAATGCTTTCTTGTGCATGGTAAGAAACGCCGATGTATCAATCTGATGCGACATGGGCGTGTATCGCCCCGGCCAGTTGTAGCGGCGTGTAATAGGCGATGGTACGTTCTTAACACCTAAGTTGCGAAGCACACGCGCTTCGTCAAGGCCCCAATACACTGCGACTTCATACGAACCATTTAACTCACTCAGTACTTTGTGCTTCGGTATTACCTGATACTTAGCTGGGTTGCGTGTGCGGAACAGCAACGCTTTATCGTCAACTATCTGCATCCTGCTTCTCCTTTTGTTCTTTCTCAAGCAACTCTTTGGCCGCTTTGAATGCTGCATCCCATACAAACTTTCCTGTGGGAGCGCCTATGATTCTTCGTTCAACTGAATCAATTGTTTTCCACCAATCTTCAAACTTCATTTGTTATCCCCTTGATTCGCTTTCTTACTACGTAGACGCAGGTTACTCGGCGTTGATTTACCGCCCTTGCGTAGCGGCTTGATGTGGTCAATGTCTTTGCCCGCACGGTCTATGCCTTGTTTGTCATAAGCACGGCGTGCGCGTTGACGTTCGTGTTGATCGCTATCGTTACCGGATTTACCGGTCTCAAGGTCACGCTTGTATTCTTTTTTGTAGTCTCTTGTTGCCATGATGTTTCCTCAATGTTTAGGATGATGTTCACAACCGTGTACAGGACACCAAGGACACAGCGGCGAAGGTTTAGGATTCCACACACCAGTATCGTGTGCTTGTTCAATACGCGCAATACGTTCACGATAGTCCCACCACGCTTTGTCAGCGTCTTCTCGGGCCATCTGGTACTTCACCATGTCGTTCTTAACTACGAACAACAGTGCAGCGTTTACTTTGCGAATGTGTGGGAAGTGTGCGAAGACCATCAACGCCATAAGTTTTAACTGCTCACGGTCTGGATACTTGTTGTTGCCGGTCTTGTAGTCCACCACCCATGCAGTCAGGTTCTCGTCATCAATGATGAGTAAGTCTGCAATGCCTCGCACCCATACTTCAGGGCCGACCCATCCACAGGGTTGCAAGTCAATCGTTAACGCCATCTGATGTTCACACAGCTTGCGACCCGACCTCTGCTTCAACGCATCAAGTGTGGCTTTGACGAAGTTGAATTGCTCAGGTATTGGTTTGTCATCTCGTATGTATTCTTCTGCGGCTAGGTGAAGCTGCGTGCCGTAACGTGTTGCTTCTGTCTCTTCAAACTTGTGTAGCTTTAGTACCCGCACCTTCTCGTACTTACGAGCGCAGGACTCGTAGTCTTTCAGTGCGCTGTGTGACCACACAACTTTACTCATTGCGGTTTACCTCCGTAGTAAACATGTCCGTGCTTCTCGAACTGCTCATCGGTTGTTACGCTGTGATACAAAATATCTAATTCTGCACACGCCATATCTACGGCATTTCTGGCGCTCATCAAATACTTTTTTGTATCATTTGCCGTATCCATGTTGTTTGCCACGGCGATGTGCGCGTTTTGCAGTATGCCCTTTGCTTGGCTTAACGCTGTGCCTAGTATCGTATGCTCTTCGTGTGTCATTTCTTTTTTGTAGCCCATGATGTTCTCCTTAGAATTTAGCGGAATCAATAGCATCAGACAAGCGTCGTGAAAACGCTGTTACAAATGCTTCGTTACGGTTTAACCTGTGTTCATCCATGTCGTACAGTATGGCGTGTACAAGTTCATGCCAGAACGATTCGTTGATTTCGCTACTAGAGAACATGCGGCCTGTCTTGTTGCTTTGCTTGCCAATCTGAATTTTCTGATCTTCGTAGCGGATATTGCCCATCAACCCGCGCTGTAATAAAGATTCGACTACATCAATGGAATATCGTTTACTACCGATACGAATCTTGGTAGGTATCGGCATGTGTTGTTTTACTTTGCTCATCACTTCTCCTTTTATTCTTTAGCTAAACCATAACGTCGATTAAAACCACCATCTGCTGCCAGTGGGATACCTACCATATACTTCGGGACGACCGTCATCTGCTGAAGACACCAATCATATCCTTCGGCGGCTTCAACGTCGGGTACTAGTGCAAGTAACTCGTCATGCACTGTGCCCACCACAGAGTATCTTTTCGATACGCGTAGCATTCCATCAGTCATAACAATGCGTGCCAATGCCTGTGTAACATTGTTTGTTATTTTTCCAGCATAGAGCTTGGTGGCGTGTGGCCCGTAAACAAACTGGCTCCCACCCTTCTCGTCTTTCTCGATACGTAAGTCAGGATACAACAACTTCATTCCGTTGGGTAGTTCTATTTCTTCCTTGCGGAATATCAAACACTTATACGTTATCTCCCTGCCGCCATAGAGCGCTTCGCGCAGCATAATGTCACAGACTTTCCAGAACCCTACCACTGGGTATGCTGTCTGCCTGTAAATATCAATTATTTTCTTAGCAGCTAGGCAATGGTACAACAGGTCTTTTGTTGTACAGATGTGCGGTATTTCTAACATCTTTTCTTCATTGTCTTTCCATTTTAAGAAGGCTACCGCGTACTCCTTAGCTACTCCTAACTGCTTGGCAAAGGCTAGGTCGTACTGCAACGGAGGCGCACCCAGAAAGCCCGTCAACAACTGCGCAGCAAACGATGCCCAGCCTAACCCATACCCTGCACCCAGCAACGCAGACTTGGCCGACTGCCTGTGTACTTTGTGGCTGTCCTTGGTCATACCGGGTATGTTGAACATCTGCGCCCCGAACGTAGCG